CTTAGCGACTTCTTGCGGAATATTTTTACCGAGATAATTAAAAACGCCGACTTTCGACAATGGATTGTCCGGTACTTCGAACCAACCGTTAATGTCGTATTGACGCATTGACTCTTGAGCATCCATCGCAAACACATCGTTAAGCACGGTTCCGGTTGCCGCAAATAGCGCTTGCGGCAATTCCATAAATCCGAACCAACCGTGCCCGATATGCTCGTCGTTCAACACCGGGTTAAATTGATCAACGCTTGCCGAATACAAACAGAAATTGTCGTACGTACCGTGTTGCGCCATGTCGCCTTGATGCGCGTACCCAGTTTCTTCCATCGTTTCGCGTCGTGCGCATGCTTCGGGCGTCTCGCCGTCTTCAATGCTGCCGGCCGGAAAACCCCATTCGCCGTTTGGCCGTTGCAATAGCAACACCTTGCCATTACACAAAAACATAACGCCCGCGGAATCAATCATGATTAGATTACCTTTTCATCGTTATCGAAACGGAATATCGGCCGCATGGTACACCGACAGTACGGCGCCTGTCCGGGTATGCCTCGCTCGCCAAGTCCGGGACCGTCCAAATGTGGCAAGTCGTCAAAAGAGAATATTTTACCGTTCAACACATCACGGTGATATGCACGGGGGTGATTGCTGCCCCCACTGTGTACCCATTCAAACTCAGTCACACCCAACGCTTCCATCCGGCCGCGGTTAATGCCGTTGTACGCTTTGCGCGTCTGGTCCAACGCAACATTCTTTGCCCAGTTGCGCACCGTAACGCCGTACTGGTCCAACTGCGGTGTTAGATCGGCTAGACCATTGCCGGTTTGGATCGAGCGCATAACAGCGCCCGTTACGTTGTCGAGATACTTTTCAGGAATACGCTTAATGAGTCCCACATTTTCAACAACCGTTGATACGAGTACATCGCGCAAGCTGTCGTTCAATACGTCGGTCTTGAGTGTCAACTGACCTGACATTTCCTTAAGCGATATCCCTAGCTTTTTGGAACTGTCTTTATCAACCTGTTGTGTCATCGCCTGCGCGGTTGGCAATGCGATCTTGGCAAACAGCGCGGCAAATTTATCGCGCATGCCGTTGGACAAAATGCGCGCTTGACTTGCAATGCTGGCGTCCATTGCCCAGGCCACCGAGTCGCCAGCAAACGCCGAATAGAGCGCTTCCACTTCGCGCCGCACCTCACGTTCCATTCGGGCAATGTACGTTTCGAGCGTACCGAAATAACGCGTGGCAATCGCACCAGCCACAATTAGCGGTTTGCCGCGTAACGCGTCAGGTTTGAATTGCGCGGCCCACGCCGCCTTTTTGCCGACAATCCGTAATTGCTTATGCGCCACTGCGAGCACTCACACCGGCCGAATTAGCCGACGCCTTATTTTCCGGCGATTCTTGACCCGCACCCTGCGGCGCTGCGTTGTTAGGTGTCACTTCGTCGGTCGGCTCGTTTGACACAATCAACGGCTTGAGCGTCGAGTAGCCGCTATTTTTGTCATTGCGCAACCGAGCGTTCACGGCAACGTCATCGACCGCGCCAGTTTGGACAAGCGCCAAATCAGCGTTTGCATTGTTCAAATTGATTTCGCTATATTCCTTCGCCGTGGGCGAGTCTAACGGGTTCCACGATACTGTCGTATTAGCGCCCCCGTCGACCGCACCGAATTCAGGAACTATGTACGACATTTTCACTAGCAAATGATTACGTTCGAGAAACGGCGTCAATTCGTGCGTCTGGATAGACTCAAGCGTTTCGTGATAACTCGATTCGTCATAGTCGCCAGCACTACCACCCAGGCCAGCCGCAGCAGTACCCATGATCTTATTTACTGGCGTGTCGCCGGCCGCGCACGCCAACGCATATTGCGTATCGATCACGTTCGCGAGATCGGCAAGCGACGTGTCGAACTGACTCATTTCGTCGTCTTTGCCCATGATGCGCACGCCGTAGTTATCGCGTGTATCAATGGTGAACGCCATTGAATCATCGAAGTCTTGCTTATTCGCCATTGCGTCTTCGATGCTGTCGAGCTTCAACGTGTAGAGGCGCTTCGTCAGTGCCAACAACGGCGCTTCGTTGCCCGTGCGTTCCGCGGCATACACGCGTTCCATAATCTTCTGTGGAATCGGCACGCCGCTGTATAGGTACGACGGCTTCAGCAAGTCAGGCGGTTGCGCGGTGCGGAAAATGCACAGATGTGAGCGATGATATTTTTTACCATTGATCAACCACCACGTAGGTTCGTAAAAGTCGGGCGCGTCAGGTTGTGCCGATGCTTCGGCCGACAAAATCGGCGCCATCCAATACGGGTCAACTTGGGTCCAACCTTTAAACGAGCCGCGGCGTACGCCGTCCGGGTTGAACGGCTTTTCGTAATAGTCTTTGTCGGGCGATTCGATGCGCGGGATTGCAACACGGATGCCAAAGATTCGGCCCATGCGTACGAATTCGAGCAAATGTGCATCGATTTTAAATAGCTTGTCGTACTTGGCGTACGCCGCTTGCACGTCTTCTGTGAGTTTTTCTTCGCCCACTTCATTGACGATTTCGTATCCTTGTCGGATTGCATCGCGTGCGGGGGTTGTGCATATTTTGTCAATCATCCAATGTTGCGACAAAATCGCACAGGCTTGGTGTCCAATAAATGATTGCGTACCGAACCACTGAAATAGTGCGTCCGACATATTGGGTTGACCGAACGTATAGGCCGACTTGATGCTGTTCCAACCGTCGCCGCTATCGTCCATCGTGCCATCGGGCAACTGCGGACGGGGCGCCCAAGCGCGGGTGTAGTTGGTCCATACCTCATGCAATTGAACCGTCATTTTTGACAGTTTGCCGCGGCTCAATGAATCCGTCCGATGCGTCGAGAACATCGAACCTTTTAATACTTTTTCGTTTTCGATACTTTCGGTCGGCTCTTGTCCAAGCCGTTTGCGTAGCCATGTGAGCATGATGGACCCCATAATAAGAAACGCCCCATTTTACAGCTTGGGGCGTTGGGTCCAACTAATCCGGGATTATGGGTCTTACGAAACAGCGACAGTTCGGGTTTTCGTCACGCGGCCATGTGTCAGGCCGCGGCGCATAACGACGGTGCAAAATGAGGCGAAACTTCAAAGCGATCCAAGCGGCAATTCGTTTTTCGTTCGGTCCTAACGGCTCACGTGCCACGTTGTCATTCTCAATGATAAAACCGGGCATCCATTTTTCCACTTTATCCCCCGACAAAAGTTATGGTATTTTAAACCGTCAATAAGGGGTCAGCAACTACTATTGACGGTTGTAGCTATTACGCAACATGTATATCGATGGTAGTTTGACGGTTGCGCATGTTGCGGCGCTGTTTGTCATCAAGACTTTGATACGCAAACCGTGGCCCAATTGTTGACACTTTGTAAAACACATGCTCGCCGGGCTTGACGTCACGAGCGTGGCCCAACGCTTCAACTTGTATTAGTTGCCCAGGTTGTGACATTTCGCGGGCAACAGCGATCACAAGCAACCAATAACAATCGTCTGTATAGATCGTTACGCATGGGTTCGGGTAAAGCACTTCAACCGTGCGGGAACGCGGCACACCGCACAATTTTATCATGCGAGCGATATCAGCCTGCGTCATTTGAAACCCCCGTCAAAAATGCCACAGTTTATAAATACGATTATCCACAACACGGCGCGAATCGTGGCACGTTGCATTGAATACAACGGTTGTGGACGCTTGTGCATAATGATTGCCGATATGTAATCTATGCCCGGTAGAACCAGCACCAACCAGACGGGCCAATGTGTCATTGGATGCTCCTGAACACCCAACTAACTGCGACCGTTAGCGCAAGCATCAAACCACCTTCGCATATGTAACCAACGATCCATGTTCCCAAATCGGCACCTTTTCCTTGTAACGCTTTTTGTACTGATAGCGTCGTACCAACTACGAGTATTGCAACAACTATCATGTTCATCGTTCTATCTCCAAGTTGACAGTACGGCCAAAGTTTGAACCGTTAATAACGGTCTGTCAACGGGAAAACAGCGATGATTTCTTTTCTTCCGGCGCGTATAGGATCACTATCATGTCGGCGTCGTTTGGTGAGCGTTGACCGTCCGGGGTCTTGTCGATAATCATCTTGCCCGCATCGTTAATGTCGTACGTCGCTTGCGACAATTGCGCGGCAATCCTGTTGCGTTGCGCACCCGGTATGTCTTCACTAATGCTGATAAGCGTTTCCGGGTCGAATATGGCACCGTCTTCCACGGCCCGATGCGTACGCTCGAATCGGTCGCGTAATGACCACCACGCTTGCGCTTTGAGGTTCTTAAAGAAATCCTCATTCTTGCGCGCCCCCACGCCGCGGTCATCACCACGTATCACGAGTTTATCTTTGTTCACTACGGCGCCGGAACCCCTATAAGGCTCGAATTTACGCTGTGCATTGGTACGGTCGGGTCGGCTGTTAATTTGGGCCGCGTCACCACGTACGCCGACGCCTAGACCGTCCGAATCGTATTTGCAATTGTCATAACCGAACTGGTCGCAACGTAGAAACGTTTGCTCCGTGGTCCAAAAAATCGTTTTACCCTGGCCTGACCACGAATCAACGTGACGCAACTCGATGCCGTATCGACCGCCCCACGAATTCAAATCAACACCTTCGTCGGCCACATCGAGCGCGGACTTTTTAGCACCAGTGACGGTAATACCGAGCTTACGGGCGGCGCCAATGGCCGATTGGACCCATGCGGACGGTATGACCACACCAGACTTAGACGCGCTGTAATCAAGGTCAATTTCCTGTGCAACGATGATTGGATTCAAATTCTCTTTTTGCTTCGCGTACCAAATTTCATCCTTGCGCGGGTCGTCGCGCCACGAGAACGTAAATACGCGATGTGCGGGCCACGAGTGCCGCTTGTCGGCAAATGGGTTATCTAGACCATTGACCGAACTGATATCGATCAAACAGCGCGTGTTTTGCGATAGTGCCGCGTCGCTCAAATGCGGCCGTTCGATAAATGCCGCTTCGTCACGACAGTACATTGATGCGCGCCCACCGCGACCAATATTGTCGCCCGCCTCGCCGCGGATAATTGCGCCTGTTTGCGGAATGGTGATCAACATATGCTTATCGCAATCACGTCCGCCAACTTTCCAATCGCCGCGGAATTCCTTGGGCACATTCGATAAGAACATGCGTATTTTGAAAAACAGACAATCCGGGTCGCCCGCTCGATCAACTAGGATTTCCTTACGCGATCCGAAGCCGGCCGTGAAACCGTCGTTGAATAACGCCAGTGCGCTAAACAATGACACCATCATCCAAGATAGGCCCATATCTCGCGATTTGTCCGATAGCGCGAACTCTTCGGCTTTCCACCGATCAAGCACCCATTGAAGAAACTCGCGTTGCCGCGGGAACAGTATTAACGGTAGCAATGCTGGCTGTGACGTACCGACGTTACGTGGGTCGAACGTAGTTCCCCAGTCTTCGATAAAGTCGATAGGGTTCGCCGCGTAGTGCGTGCGCAGCATCGCCGCTAACTGCGGATCGGCGCGGATAGCGGTCAACTTATCGATGCGCCACTGAAATACACGCGGGTAATCGGGGTTTTTAAAGTCGTGTTCGTACGGGTAGGGCATGAAAAAGGCCAGATGTGGAATCTGGCCTTATGGTACTACGCGGGGTGTTGTGGGCTTACTGGACGTCGGCCAATGCTTTCATATCGGCCATTGCTTCGTCGGCGCCATCAAAGAACCGCGCCGGGTTAATCTGATAGCCGCTTTCACGATATATCAGCATTGCCGCCAGTTCCGTATTGAAAAACTTCTCAAGTGCATAGCCCGCTTCGCCTGCCTCATGTACAACCCATCCGGCCCGACAATGCGTCGTTTCGCAAGTATGCCAAGTGCCCATGTCGAGTGCACTGGGTTGCGACACACGTTCATAAATGCGCTTATGGATGTCGGGAATTATCGGCACGGTTGGTACTTTCGAATCGACAACAGGCACGTGCTTATTTTTGCAGCGCGAGCAGTCCGAGCAGTCCGAGCAGTACGAGCAGCGCGAGCAGTACGAGCAGCGCGAGCAGTACGAGCAGTTCGAGCAGTACGAGCAGCGCGAGCAGTACGAGCAGTCCGAGCAGTACGAGCAGTACGAGCAGCGCGAGCAGTCCGAGCAGTACGAGCAGTCCGAGCAGTACGAGCAGCGCGAGCAGCGCGAGCAGTTCGAGCAGTACGAGCAGCGCGAGCAGTCCGAGCAGTACGAGCAGTACGAGCAGTCCGAGCAGTCCGAGCAGTACGAGCAGTTTACTAAACTTGCTAATGCTGCTTTCGCCGCCTCTTCGCTACCAAAATATTCAACGGAACAACGATTGCCGTTTTCGTCACTGATCCAAGTTTTCATTTTGTCATCCAAAGTTTGGGTTTGTGCATCAGACTATAAATCACTATTGACGGTTTTGCAAACTAAATTCGGCCCTAAGCATTTGTAGCAGATGTACTGCACTAGCATGAAATTCGGCTTTCTCGAAATATCGCTCCCTACGCGCAACAAGATGTACCGTGTCCGGGACTATGCGTTTCGCAAGTTTTAACCATACATCCGACGTTTTGCTGTGATGCTCAATAAGTCGATTTAACGACATACCGCTGTGGTTATGGTCCAACATCGCGCAACACCTTTGGAAAGAGAAACATTGGGTTAAGTTTCCAGGGTGCGGGCGCTATAGTCAACGGCCCGCATTTGACCTCTACGTAGTCGCGCCACTTGATGCGTGGTTGTGCCCGGCGATGCTTGCGACGTTGGCGGGCGTTCATGACATACGCCTTAACCATGCGCTAGTTACGGGCGGCACACTGTATTTCAAATCGGCCGGGTCTTCAACGCGCAACACGTCGTGCGGTGTTGCGCGAATGTAGTCGAACGCTTTGTTTGTCGCACCCTGCAAACCAAACGCCATTTCAACAGGCGTTACGTCCTCAGCAAAATTGACCTCTAGGTAGACCCTCATTTCAATGTACCCCTAGTTCCGCTTCGTCAAGAAAGCGACACGCCGCAATCCAAGCCTCAGACGATGCACCATCGTCTTGCAAAAAGTGAATCACATTACCAAAGTCGTCAATGATCCAATCATGAACCATTATCGAGCGCCCTAAATTCCAATAGTTGTGGATGTATATCATTTTGCGCACCTTGCCCTAGCTAATGCATTCTCACAGTCGCCCGCGATATCCGGGTAATGCGCCCAAGACAAAACGCACAGCGTATGTTCCGGTCCAAAATTGAAATACTCGCCGGTCCATTCGCGCCACATGTAGCAATAACCACCCGTGGCGCTAACCTTACACAAATACAGTCCGATTAGTGGGGGCGTGTGTTTGGGATAGTCCAAATACTCGTAATGGGTCGCGTCCATCAATAGTCACCAGCGATCAAATGGGATGCAATGCGCCGGCAAACGTCCGCTTGCACACGTGGCAAACTCACAAACAATTCGTTATTGCGCATTTTGATAAGTGTCCAAGCCAACGTGCTCACATTTGACACATTCGGCGTCGGATCGAGCGCATCACAATAGAGCGCTACGAGCGCATTTACATTCATTTCAGCCCCTCCCAAATAACCGCAAGAATCATAAGCCCGGCAAGTACGCTGTTGATGGTATCGAACATTGTCATGATATAGCCCCGGTTAGTTGATGGTTTGGATTCTAGGGCACTATTGACGGTTTGTAAAGCAAATAAAAAGCCCGCAACGTTGCGGGCTTGGTACGAAGTGGGGCGGTTGGTTAAGGTAGCAGCGCTACACAGTCACCGGTTTGAATCGTGTAGGCGCGTTGTAGGAACGTCAGGTTATTGTCGCTACGTCCGGCCAACGAATCTTTAGCCATTTGCTCACGCCACGCGAAATAAGCGGTGCGGTCGTTCACATGTACCGCACCGGATTTTACCTCATCAATACATGCCTGAGCATTCGCTGCAAACCACTCGCGTGTAGCCTGAATCGTTTCAGGGGTTAGCTCGGTATTATTGAATCGCGGCATTTCGCTTGCTCCGTTTGGTTAGTGATTCAAGAATAGTTCACTATTGACGGTTTGTCAATCTTCGAAATAACCCAACGCTTTCGCCGCTGCTTCGATCATGTCATCTTTGCGAGTCAATAGTTGACCCATGTTCTCAATGATCTTGCGCGACGCATCTTGTTGTTCCGTAAGCCGTCGCTGCAAAACGTCGATAGTCTCGGTCTGTTTAGCCATCAACCATACAACTTGCGCATACGCGACGAATGCACCGTTAGGCGTCGGTTCGCTAAGCGTGCCGGGTGCTACGTCATAACGGATCAATTCATCGAGTTTCATCCCAACCTCCGTTGCCTATCAACTGATCAATCTTGCGCGGGCTTGTCAATGCTGTAATTAATCCAGGTAACTGAGCTTTTGTTAAATATCGAATCCGGCGTTGCTCTGACGCTTGCCCATAACGTTCCACAGAGTAACAACTTTGCCAAGTATCCCGTGCTTGTCCGGCACGTCCGTTAATTGCCTGACGTGCCAATAAATATTTACGATGTGCTGCCCGTACAGCCGCACCACGATCCGACCTATCCAGGGACTTCGCCGCGATCCATTCGCGCAACTGTCGGCGCAAGTCGTCGCGTTGCTCTTTGAACTCTTCGTAATCGATCATTTGAACGTCTCCCGCACGTGCGTTGTAAGTATTCGCGATAATTGGCTGATTATTGTCATAGTGCCGGACGTCAACACTCGATGGACGTGCGAATCTTGGTCAATTCCCTCACGGTGGCATCGCAAAATTTCGAGAAGACGAAATGTAATATCGCATTCCATGCCAGCCACATATATGTGCTCGACGGGCTTACCTACGCGTGCGGGTTCTCGCACTTCGGCAATGGTTATTTGGATGCGATAGCGCGCTAGAAATTTAATGCTCATCATTGTGACTCCAAGGTAATACTGATCCGTTTCGGGCCGTCCCAGGCGTCATATCCGGCCTTGTCGACGGTGCTATATTGCCCGGTCTGATCGCGGTAGATCTCATAGACCAATGGCAACGAATCGCGCCGTAACACCACCGGTCGCATGGCTTGCGCATGTTCGACGTATTCAGCGAACGCCGCATTGAGTTGGTTGTAGTTGTTTTGCCAGTATTCAACGTTGCGGCTAAGAAACTCAATGTGACGGTCCCTATGATCCGGTGCGGCCGGCGGTGGACACTCCGGCATATTTCTGTCCCGCGCTACATCGTCTTGCATTTGTCATTCCCGGTTAGATTGGTCCGCTAAGTATAAACCGTTAATAACGTTCCGTACAAATAAAAACGGCCCGTATGCAACATACGGGCCGTTTCCTTCAATCGTCGACGCTGGTGTTTAGCTACTGGTGCCTTGCGCGGGTACTTCGGGCTTCGGTTCGAACATCCCTTCAAGCGCCGTAACGCCGGCTTCGATGTTGTCGACAATCCATTGTTCGTCGCGCTTGAGCAATGCGACGAAACGTTCAAGCAAGCTGACGTGCTCCGTTTTTACGTCGGTCAGGTCGACCGCAACGGGAGTTGCCGGCGTTACGACAGTGGTTGCGGGCGCCGGATCGGTCGCACCGGAAACGTCGGACATTGCCAAACCCATTACGCCCATCGCGATCATCGTCAGTCGAATACTTTTCATCATGGGGATTTCTCCAAAGTGTTATTAACGGTAAAGAGTCGCCACTATATCACGGCTTCGGGTTGCACAACTGTTTCATGACGAGCTGACACCAATTTTCATATGCTGCGTCTAGTGACGCTTCGTCATAACCGGTTATACCGTTTCCAAAAACGAACCATTGCGACCCAAGCTGTCGCGCCCGCGGCTTAACGGTCTGCATCGCGGCATGCTTGATCGCACTCGGTTGAATGCTGCGTCTTGCCGTCCGACGTGCAATTGACACCTTTACATTGCCGACGAAGTTTTGCACATTCGAACAACGCAACATCAATTCCTACATTCAGTTGTTCCGGCGTCGGCAGTGCGTCGGGGTCAAGCGGCACAACTTGTTCCAAAACATCAAAGAACTTTTCTTGTAACGCTTCGTTATGTTCGAGCATGATCAACCGCAACCCCTGGAATCGTTGGGCGTCGGCTTCAAGGTCCAATACGTACTTAGGAAACCAATCGCCCCGCGTTATTTCGCCGGTATCGATCAGTCGCCGGTACGCGGTTGCGTCTTTTTCCAAGTTGTCTAATTCGACTTGGGCCGCTTCGTACACAGCCGGGGTCAACACTTTGGCCGTACGCGGTTTATACGGGCTGTGCTCAAGCACTAACTTTAGATTTTCCATGACGGGTCGCCTTGTTGTTATGCGGTTGCAGCGGTCAATGCCGCCTGAGTTTTCGCGTGTGCTTCTTTTTCGGCCGCAAGTTCGGCCGTCAACGTTTCAATCTGTTGATTCAAGCCTGTCACGATTGACGCACCTTCGTCGTTAGCCGCTCGAAACGCTTCGTTCTCTGCGGTCAATGTTTCGATTTGTGCATTGGCTTCGATCAACTGCCCGGCCGTTACGCTGTTGCCTGCTGCGGCGCTCTTAGGAGCGAAAATTGCTGCTAGTTCGGCCTGTTGCGCGTGTGCCGTCGTGAGATTGGTAGGTTTGCCCATGTCTGTACGTTTCCTTACATAAGATGTTAATAAATAACTTGCAAACCGTTAATAACGGTTCTACATTGAATTTACCGGCAACTTGTCCGGTCTGTCAACAACTAGGAGTCTACACCATGAATAAGACGCACCTTAAGGCATACAGCAACGCAATCGTTGAAGCAGCGTTGTCACGATCAACCGCGCTTGAAATCGAACTGGCCGTTGGTTTTGCCGTCATTCTCGAATGCGACAACATGAAGCGTTTGGCCCGCGAAACGCTATTGACGATTTACGGTGCGGCCGGCAGTAAGTGCGCCAAGCCGGGCGATATGGATTGGAAGTCCATAAATCGGCGCATTAGTGCCGCCAGTGCGCTGTTTGACTTCGTTGGTACGGATGACATAAATGAATGGGCGCAGGGATTGACCAAACGTGAGTTGGTCGACGCGTTCCGGCCGCATATCAAGGCGCTAAAGCTCAATTCGGTCAATGAGGTATTGCTAGCATGCGACAAGATTCGACCTCCTCGCAAAGTGACGCCCGGCCGCAAGATCGGTACGCAGCATTTGCACTTGGTCATTCCGCCAAGTGCGACGCGTGAGGAACTGATCGAGCTTGCAACACAGTTGATGACAATGGCTCACGAGTTGTTCGAGCGACCGCCCGCGGCACAACCGGAAGACGTCACAGCCGAACAAGGCGAAACGGTTGTTGCATAAAAAATGCCCCGGTCAGTAATTGCACCGGGGCAAAGAGACAACCCATCATGGCGGGTCTATTCTACCCGTCCAAGCGTCTTTGCCTTTACGGATCATACGATCAAGCACAAGCGTAGTGTTTGATACGGCGTTAATAGTGCGTGGCGAATCGTGTTCACCCAATCGATACACACGGTCGCCGTCTAACACTACAGAAAACCGCACCCAGTGCCTGCGCTCAGACGGTCTGTTCGACATATTCAATTTCATCGCGTATTACGACCGGCTCGTTGTCGTCAAGCAAGCGCAATTTCCACTGTTCAATGCCAAGTCTCATTTTCCAAACAAACGCCCGTGCGGGCAACTTGCTATGGTCGTAACCTTTGAACAACTTGCCGTCTTCAACTAACCACCCGACTTTGCCACTACTGTACGTATAGGTGTCGGTCAACGTCACGACTCGGTTATGATTTTCGTAATGTTCACTAATGACAATAGCTGCGCGTGCGCCTCGTTCCCACTTCTGCATGTCTAACCCCCCTTCATTAATTCTTGATAGGCCCGCGCTGCTTCGAGCGGATCAGTTGGAATCATAACAACAGCCTGCCCGTAGTTGTTAAACGTGGTGCCCCCTGGTGCGGCCGGTGGCGGATCATTGTCAATACCGTGAATCTTGGCAAGCAAGCCTAGCGCATGTTCCTGACTACGCGTCTTTATCTCGATGCCACGCGGGCCGGTCTTGATACCGGCAAACAAACGTTTCGACGCGCCTTTGAGTTTGCGTGTGTCTTTGAACCGTACGACCTCTAACCCTTCACCTAGACATGAGGGGCATTCGGCGTTCGGCTCGTGTGTGACGACGAACCCATAGCCACCCTCATCAGTCGGCAACTCTTCCGGAACGGGTTCGTCGCGGGGCTTGCATTTGCCCGCCTGCCACTTACGGACCGCCTTTGCGTTGCGGTCCATCACTTCGGCGCACCGAAAGGCGAACTCCGTTTCATTGGCCCATTGGAACCGATGTCCCACGCCCCAACAGTGCCGGCAGTTCCGTATCTGCAATTCGCTAAATGCGGTCGCGTCGGCCGTTGCAATTTCGGTAATTAAATTGATCACGCCGGCACGGTCTAGGATGGCGGCGCGTTCGGATCGTTCTTCGATTTGCTGCAATTTAGCTGCCACTTTTGGCAACCGCACTAACGCATGCGCATTCCTAGATATCGTTGTTTCTTTCATACGTGCGCAGTCATACGCACGCTTATATGCTTCCGTATCGTTCCCAAGTTCTACACGAGCCAAAATAAACGCTTGTTGCTTTGGCGTTAAATTATCCGTACTCATATCACGCCTTTAATTGCCGGGAACAGAGAACAGTCGGGAACAGTCTAGGCAAAAACTCCATAGCCACCAC